CAATGAGATCTTTCTGCCCATTATGTACCACTCTGAGGTTAGTCAAGCCTTCAAGCAAGTCTCCACAAGCTTTGTAGAATTGCTGCCCTGAGACATCTTCTACAATCACGCCGCTTTGCGCCAGTCTGTCTGCAATAGTCTGAGTGGCATACTTGTCAAAGCAGACAAGGCGAGGCTTATAAAGATCCACCCATGCTTTGATGCTGGCTGCCATCTTCAACTCATCGATGGCTACTTGTGAGCTGAAAGTCTCTAGGATTCCAATACCAATCCTGCCATCTGGGAGCAACTGTCCAGCCACGAGTGATCCGTTGCGCCTTGAAGGTGAAACATCAAAGCCAAAGATTGTATAAGCCCCGACTGTCATCTCAAGCTCTGAATCTGAACTGTTTTCTAAAACTTCTGTAGTGAAAGGGCAATTAAGAGCCGAGATCCATTGACAAAGTGTCTCGGTGCGAGCGGCATCTGGACTAGATGAAGCAATAGTCTCCTCAATTGCCTCTACGCTGATCAGGTAGCCCATGGAAGGGTTAGCCATTGCCCATGCTTTTTTATCCCAGATGTCACAAAAGTCAGGTGCTGAATACTCGTAGTAACCAAGGCTCTTTGGAGGGTAGTTTCTGCAAGCCTCGTGCAGATTATTAAGCTCTGTGCTATAAGCATCGCCAGCATTGCTAGTAAATAATCTTTGGCTGTTCATGCGTGCGAGCGTTACGCTTTTTGCGGCATCCATGGCGGCTGAACTGACTTCGCGTAACTCATCAATCCATAAGAAGTCTGCGGTTCGACCTCTCGCTCCGTCAGAGGTTGCCGCTGCCACTTCAAGTTGCGCTCCATTAGCAAGGATGATTCTCTCATCGCCATTAGTACGCCTAATGCCCTTCTTAGGATCTGCATCCTTCAGCTGCGCCCTCATCCAGTCATTGCGCTCGATGATGTCTGCCATGATGTTGAAGGACTTCATAGCCATAGCTCTATTAGAGGACATGATCAGGATGTCCTTCTCACCGAACATAAACAACCCTGCTAAACAGCGCATACGCGCTAGATGGCTCTTTCCTGACTGCCTAGCAATGAGCAGCAGGTTTGTCTTACGAATAAACATCTGATTCTTGTCCACGGTACACATGTCATCAAGGATGAGGCGTTGCCAGTCAAGCAAAGGCTGACCAATGCGCTCGGCAAGCTCTGCGATCTGTTTGCCTTTAGTTTCGCCCTTGAGCCATGGGCTGTGAAGCCTTGGTTTCAATGCCCCTCGTAGGACTTTGGACTTCTTGGTTGATTTAGTCATTAACTCGCACTAGGTCGGATCTTAAAAGGACTATCCAGCATCGTCTCGGACTGTGTCAGGGAGAGATCGGAAGAAAAGACAGGGGGGGTAGCCGTCCGTGCTAAAAAAACACCCTCATTGAGCGCACCTTTGCGTAGGTTGCATGACTTACACAACACACGCAGATTATCGAGACTATGGTCTCCACCTACCTTGCGTGGAATGATGTGATCGATATGCATCTCACCTTCATCTGTGCCACACAACTGGCAGCTTCTACCATCACGCATAAACACGCGTTCGCGTTGCTCTCGGTATCGTCTGCTGTTTAACTTATCTAGTGCCAATTCTTAGCCTTCCAATGATCATAAGCTTTGCATGGTGTGGAATATCTATTAGATATATATGAGAGACCCCATCGTAACTGAGCATAACCATCTTGGTCTTTAAGCCACTCACTCTTACCTTGTGGTATTCCATAATGTGATCCATTAACAGCTTTAGGATTCCAGGCTGATTCTTTACCATAAAGTATGGCTAAGCATTTGTATTGCTCATAATCATAATGCAATAGATGTAATGCATATTCTTTATAAGTAACATATTGCTTGGGTTTAGATCCACCTGCATCAGGCACAAAGCATAGAGCTATCCCGATAGCTACTAGCACCCCGCAAGCTACGCCCCTCAGGGGCTTGCGGTGAGCCTTTGAGAGGCTCTGCGCCGTTAGCGTACCATCGCTGTCAAATCCATTAGTAAAAGTCCTGCTCAGAGCGGTGTGTCGTTTCATAATGTCTCCTTATCATTACCCTGTGGATAACTTCTGTGGATAACTATTTATCTGTTGAGTAGAAGCCTTTGCCCTTAAAGTGAGTAGCTGCAGCCCCTATGACCTTAACCATTGGCTCATTACAATAGTTACATAACACTACTGGTCTATTGTGCCATCCATGATTGATCTCTTGATTAAGATTGCATCTGGTGCATTTGTAGTCATAGGCTGGCAAGTTAAGCACTTCCTTATCATGTATGACCCACATCCAGAGCATCGGTCTATGTCTGCTTCTGTGGGTTCTTTGTCTAGGTGACCGTATTTAAGTTGGAGTAATGGTAAGAGATCACCTAATCGGATTACGCATGCATAGTCCTCTGCGATTTCTCCCTGTCCATTAAGGCGTAAGACAGCAAAGCCCAATTCCCCCGAAATGGCTGTGCGAGCCTTATATTGCTTTATGTAAGCTAGTGGCTGAAAGCCTGTTCGACTTTTAATCTCAGCGTCAAAAGGTACATTGACAATATCCTTACCATTACCCCTTCCCACACATGCGCCTGGCCACCAAGTCGATAGGTACTCAGCTACTACGCGCTCTGTGCGGAAACCTCTGTGTTTCCTATGCTGACTCATAGATGATGTTTGTTCTCGCATCTATTACAGAAGAATAAAATAGCACCATCGTGGAGACGATCGTACTCATTGACTTGTGTAAATGCATCGCAGTCTGAACAGTTCTCGACTCCACCATAGCCACTAAAGCTGTATACATGGCGATCTACTGGAGATCTGAATATCTCTGGGTAATCAACCATTGGCCATGTATCCCAACGCTACGCCACCAATGAACAGGAACAGCACTAGGAACACTAAGAGCTTCTCTGAATCATCCATTGACTGCCTTGCACTTCCTGCACTGCCATGTGCCTGCCGTTAGTATTCCGTCCTGAATAACTGCTGGGATAATGATGTCATGAGCTTCTGTGGGCTCATTGCATAACTGGCAGTTAATTGTGGTGATAAATGGAATGTCATTTAGATCAGTCCATTCGCCATCTTTGTCTATGTTGTATACCTCGATGTAGCCCATTTATACTCTCGCCTTCTGTGGCTCGAACTTGCCTTGTGAATTAAGTGTGTACCACTTTGTAGGGCACTTAGCTTCTCCTATGCGGTTTGCATAGGTACAAAAGTAACCACCCCATGCCTTGCCGTTCTTCTGACCCTCACGCCATTGCATATGTCCATGCTCGCATGATGGTGCTTCTACTGCTTCACCTGTTCCCATGATTGCAGCTACATTCTCAATAGCCTTCTCAAGTGTCACAGGTGCATCTACTACACCTTTGTACTCGTTGACTGGTGTAGTCCAATAGTCCTGATCGTCTGCCTTGACATCTTGTACAGGTGGCTTTGCTACTTTTGTAGCAACGACCTTAGTCATCTCTTCTCGGCTTGGTCTCTTTCCTTTAGGCGCATAACCTGCATTTGCAAGTGCTCGGCCGATCGCCGAAGTCTCGCAATTCTCCAATGCACTAGTCTGATTAACACCTCTGCTACTAACTGTTTCCTCAGCGTACCCTGTCGACCATGCGATGACATCGCTATCAACCTTGTACAGATATGCCTTAACAATATATCGATCCTTCTCGACAAGCTCCAACTCCGTAGCAATACGGAATGTTGGATAGTCCTTAATAAACTTCTCAAGTCTCACCTCAACTGGTTCATAGTCGGCTAAATTAAACATAAAGATCGTTCTCCTCGGTTGCTAGTTGTCCTGCGAGTGCGCCATAACTGCATAGGTCAATCCAGTTGTCAATGTGCTGGGCTGACTGATTAGTCCGTGCAAGTTTAACCAAGACCATGATCCCTGCCACCTGATAGTCGTGAATCGGTGTTTGTAAGTATGCTGAGAGCAGCATTGCGGTGTGTTGCAGGTTATCCGCAGGGTGGCCGTATGAAAGACCGCGGTCACGGATCGTGTCGGTGGCTGTGAGTAAGATTTCATTAGCGCGCATCTTGTGTCGCTCGCTGATATGACTTAGCTACGATCAAGCCTTCACGCTTGCCTTCGTTAAAGCCTTTAGCCCAACCTACTAAATACCATAAAGCATTAGCTGCAAGTAGCAAAACTATAATTGGCATCTCAAAGCTCATTGTTTTACCTATCTGTATCCAGTGCCCTTGACTGGCTTACGAGATTAGTGTGACAGAAGTGACCGACTAATCAAGCACATTTAGGTAACGACTTGATAACGATTATCTAGGTCTGCCGTAGGACTTTCCAGCTACTATGAAGGTGCCGTCCTTCTCGATGTTAATTAGATCTACCTGCACTTTAGCCTTGTTGACATAAATGATGGCAAAAGCCTGCTGCCAATTAGCCACGCCCTTAGTGTACGCAGCCTGCTTAAAGTCCATGAGATTGCCTACCTCGACACCATGCAAGACACGCCCTATTCGCCCCCCAGAAGCCTCTGAGAAGGCTGAACGCCCTGCTCTGTGAGTGTGTCCTGAGATGACATTCTTACCATGCCTACGCGCTGCTTCTAGGGCTGATAAGCCCCCCTGTGGCTTTATGGGTGTGTGGTCTCCATGAACAGCAATCCAGTTAGGTGCAATAGCCATTGGGTTCTTGTGAAAGGTAATACCTAGTTCATCAAACTTCATAAACT